ATTCCCAAAAACGTTCGGCTACATGGATGCGATCCTCGATCGTCTCCTCCCAGTGGGCAAACTCGGCGTCGGGGGCATGATCGGCAAAGCAGCACTCAATCGCAATCCTTAAAAAGGGGAACCTATGCGCTCTAAAATCAAATTCACCGAACCAACCATGACCGTTCAGTCCGATACGGCTGAAACCAACATCAACACCATAATCGAACGCGCACGCGTCTCCGGCTTTTACTCAAGCCGAAACTCAAAAGAACCCATTTATTTGGATTGTTCCAACATCGGCGACTACCAGGCTTGCCTGGACCATGTTAAAATCGCTCAGGAGGCTTTTGATAGCCTCCCTGCGCGCGTCCGCGACCGCTTCATGAACAATCCCACCAAAATGGTCGAATTCGTCTCTAACCCCTCTAATCGCGCGGAAGCGCAAGAGCTGGGGCTCCTGCAACCAGATCTCCAGAAAAACACGCCACCCGTCAAAGTGGCAACTCCCGAAAAACCGTAACGTCTCGGGCTCCTCACAAGCCCTGAACAGCCCCCGGAGTCCGTTCTCCGGGGGCTTCTTTTTCCCCGTGCTAGTCTATATATACTTGATGTCAACTAGCACGACTGACACCAACCGCCAAAAACCACCAAATCAAACTCAAAATCCTCTCTCACTCAAACCAATCAAAAAAACACCCTGTCAAAATCTTCCGTCGGAAACTTGACTAAATGCTCAAAATATGATAGAACTATAACAGCGGTTTTACTTCAGCGTCAAATAATTATCTTCACCCAATAGCATCAACACATGTTTCTAACGGTCTTGGATCAGGGGTAGTGGGCAAGCTTGTCGATGGGCCCCCCCCAGGGCCCGTCTTCGACATGCTTGAACCACCATCTTCTCTAAGAGGCGCAAGCCTCGGGTAATCAAGCGGTTGCTGTGTCTTTGAATCTTTCATGAAAAGGACTTCTATGCTCCGACGAAAAATGAGCCGTGGCGAATCAAAACGAAAATTCAATCGAGGGGCGCGACACGTCAAGTCCCTCAACTACAAAACTGCCAACTCCGGTGCGGGTCCAATGCGGGGCGGAATCCGCCTCTAAAATGCCTTGCATCAGTCCAATAGACGCATGGCACGGACCAATAGCACCAAACGGAAAAAGACCTCTCGTATTCAAAAGGCAACCAGCCTCGTCGGTCGGGTTACAGATCGCCTGCGGGCAATGTATCGGTTGTCGTCTCGAAAAAGCCCGTCAGTGGCAACTCCGATGCCTCCACGAGGCGAGTCTCCACAAGGAAAACTCTTTCCTGACCCTAACCTATGACGATAGTCATTGTCCTCCAAACGGTTCACTTAATCTTCGCGATATTCAGCTTTTTCTCAAAAGGCTGAGGAAAGCCGTCGGCGATATCCGCTTTTTCCAAGTCGGGGAATACGGGGAGCGTCTTGAACGCCCCCACCATCACGCCCTGATCTTCGGGCACAACTTCCCCGACAAATCTACCATCAAATCAACACCTCACGGCGATCTCTGTCGCTCCGAATCTCTTGAAGCTATCTGGCCCCACGGGTTCTCCTCTGTGGGAGAACTCACACCCCAAAGTGTGGCATACGTAACTCGGTATGCCCTGAAAAAAATCACGGGGCCTCCTGCTGAAAATCACTATCAAGGGCGAAAGCCCGAATACATCACCATGTCCCGAAGGCCGGGTATCGGCCGGGACTGGTATCAAAAGTTTCAATCCGACGTCTTTCCTCGGGACTATGCCATCCAAAAGGGCTTCAAACTCAAAGTCCCGGACTATTACACCAACATGCTTGCCAAAGACAATCCAATCATGTATGCTGACGTCAAAGAAACCCGGAAGGCCAAAGGGGTATGCCATCGCAAGCGCGAGGCTCAACTCAACACCCCCGTGGATTCCTTCCGGTTAAAAGATCGAGAAACCATCCTCGAATCAAAACAAAAACAAAAAAAACGGAGCTACGAAAATGAAAATGATCGCCTTCTCAGTGTATGATTCTAAATCCGAAGTATACATGCTTCCCTTCTTCTCAAACTCGACGGCCTCCGGCCTTCGGCTTTTCTCCGATGCTACCAATGAACCAAAATCTGTGTTCTACCGCCACCCTGGCGATTACACGCTATTCGAAATCGGAACCTATGACGACAACAAAGGCATCATGCTCGCCTACAATGCTCAAATTAATCATGGCACGGCGATAACCTTCAAAAACATCCAGGAGCCCACCGAATGAACTCTGTAATGACGCACGACTTTTCCAAAGTTCCGCCTGCTGAAATTCCGCGGTCGCAATTCGACCGTTCTCATGGCTACAAGACCACGATGCAGGCCGGACAACTCGTCCCCGTCTACCTGGATCTTGCTTATCCCGGGGACACCTTCAATCTCAGCGTCTCTGCTTTCGGTCGCTTGGCGACCCCTATCAAACCTCTCATGGATAACATGTGGATGGACTTCCACTTCTTCGCCGTCCCAATGCGTCTCCTTTGGACAAACTGGAAACGCTTCATGGGCGAACAGGCCAACCCAACGGACTCAATCGATTTCCTAGTTCCACAAATTGTATCACCGACGGGCGGTTTCCTTACCGGCGGTGTCGCGGACTACTTTGGATTCCCTGTGGGTGTCCAAAACATCTCTGTGTCCGCTCTGCCCTTCAGGGCCTACAACCTAATTTTTCGCGAATTTTATCGCGATCAAAATCTCCAACTCTCTCCGATCATTAACATGGGCGACGGTCCTGATTCCATCACGGACTACCCCATCTATCAACGCTCTAAAGCCCATGACTTCTTTACTTCCTGCCTGCCGTGGGCTCAAAAGGGTGACGACGTTCTCGTCCCCCTGGGTGCCACCGCCCCTATTGGGCGTGTGAGCCAAGCGAACGGCTGGATCGGATACCAACATGGAACCAACACCCGGGCAATTGACTCTCCCATCACAATCGGCGGAGCCCAAGGTGAAGTTCGCACAAGCGAACCGGCGCGCCTCTCGTTCGATCCGAACGGGGGCCTTGTAGCCGACCTATCTTCTGCTTCCGCCGCTTCCGTTAACGCATGGCGCGAGGCCTTCCAACTTCAAAAACTCCTAGAGCGTGACGCACGTGCGGGCACGCGTCTCCAGGAAATCATCCTCGGGCATTTCGGAATCCGTGGTGACGACGCTCGGCACCAACGTCCTGAATTCCTAGGGTCTGCCCGCGCCAATATCAACATCCATCCTGTCGCTCAAACGTCCCCAACGGGGACCTACGCCGATACTCCTCAGGGAAACCTCTCGGGATTCGGCACCGTCTCCATGAACTCTGCTGGCTTCTCGAAAAGCTTCTCCGAACACTGTGTCGTCATCGGGCTTGCCAGCACGCGGACGGATCTCCACTATCAAAATGGCGTATGGGCCGAATGGTCCTACCGCCAAAAATACGACTTCTACTGGCCCGCCTTGGCCCACCTGGGCGAACGGGCCGTCAAAAACAAAGAAATCTACGCTCAAGGAACTGCCGTCGATGACGAAACCTTCGGCTACCAGGAACGCTGGGCGGAAGCCCGCTATTCCTGCTCCAAAATAACCGGTAAAATGAACTCTAACGAAACCGGTTTAACTCCTCTCGACATCTGGCACTTGGCTCAGGATTTCTCTAATCTTCCGACGCTAAGCTCTCAATTCATCGTCGAAAATCCTCCAATGGACCGCGTTCTCGCGGTCCCTACTGAACCTCACATCCTGCTCGACTGCTACTTTAAAGTCAAAGCAGCCCGACCCATGCCGACATACTCTGTCCCCGGCATGATCGACCACTTCTAAAATGTCTGGCTGGGCAGCGTTCGGGGCTGGCGTTGGATCTCTATTGGGCGGGATCTACGGGGCGGAAACGTCCCGTCGTTCTGCATCCCGTCAAATGGAATTCCAGGAACGAATGTCCTCTACCGCCTACCAACGCTCCACCGCGGACATGAAAGCTGCCGGCTTAAATCCCATGCTCGCCTACCAGCAAGGGGGAGCTTCTTCTCCTGCTGGCGCAAACTGGGCAATGTCTAATGTCGGCGAACAGGCCGTCTCCTCTGCTCTCGACGCCAAACGCCTCCGAGAAGAAATTCTCGAAATAAAAAGCCGACGGCAACTCATGGGTGCCCAGGAACTGGCTGCCAATAAATCGGGCGACCTTTCGGAAGCCCAAACGAATTTAATCGAAGCCAATACAGTATCTGCCCGTAATAAAGCCGACGTGGAAGCTAAATTCCCAAAAACGTTCGGCTACATGGATGCGATCCTCGATCGTCTCCTCCCAGTGGGCAAACTCGGCGTCGGGGGCATGATCGGCAAAGCAGCACTCAATCGCAATCCTTAAAAAGGGGAA